TTTAAGCGCCTGCTTCTTTGCCAACATAGGGTTGCTTGGTCTTTTCTTGGCCCATACCCAGCAATACTTAAACATCTTCGGGTTACTCATTACCAGCGCACTTGTAAACGGCTGGCTGGCAGTCATAACAATCGCCCCATTGGGTTTGATAACCCGCTTCAACTGTTCCCACATCAAAGGTAAGTCGATCACCGTATCCCACTTGCATTGAGTAGTTCCATAAAGCTACGGAGGGTCTGCAAGGATCATATCCACGGAATTATCCGGGATACTTTTCATCACATCTAGGCAATCACCCAAATGCAAATCAAATCCAGGCAGACCCAAGTCTCCCTTATTGTTCATATTAAATAGTCCTTAATGTTTAATTTTACTTTATTCCAGTCTTCTTGGCTCATGTCGCATTTTGCTCTATTCTCAAACCAAGTTAGAAATTGTAGGTTGTCTATCATATTACACCCACCATTAGCACGCGGGTTAATATGATCTATCGTTGGTCTTTTCCACTTATCTTTTCCTGATTTTAACCACCTTTCATACACGCTGTTAAACTGATCATCATGATAAAAGCGGACAATATACGCTTTGTAATCTTCGGTTGTCAGTTCAAACCTACCACCTTTACATGTTATACACCTGTTTAGAAACTTGAGTTTTTCAATATCGTCGAAAGCCAAAAGCCAATCCACAGAAACATCAAAGCGAAGGTGTATGGCCATATTTTTGTAAAGGGCTGATTTGGGCATCTTCTTTCCTTTCGACCAGCTAGTTCTTCCTTTACTTGCCTCTCTTATTTTGTCACGGTGCTGATCTGAAAACGGTGCAAGCTTTCCCTTGACGATTACTATTCCATTCTTTTCAAGAACCCGCTTCACCCTGTGGTGGTCTGTGTCGCACGTTCGGGCCACGCTTCTTAACGTGGTGACATAAGGAATATATGCTGACAAAATCATCTGTTCTATATTTTTCATGATGTCATCATATCCCATTTACTTACTAAGTCTACGCTGCCGTCAGGAATTTCTTTCATTCTTTCTAAACAATCACCCTGCATCAACCAGATATTATCATCGTTATAATCAAGCATTATTAGTTTCCCCGACAGTGAAGATATGATAAAGACACGCATGAAGGTGTAGTGGTTGGTTAGCTGATACTTGTGCTCGGTCTAGGTAAGTAGAAAGCAACACAACACCTTGTGGTTGGTCAGGTAACTTAGCTGAGTTGTTGTACATAACCGAATAAAACTCTTCGAAGTTGGATTGATCTACCGCTGTAGCAATCTCTAGGGCATCACCAAGGTCGATCTTCTCACACTCTTCCCATAGTGCAATCCATGCTTCTAAGTCCTCTCCCTGGCTTCCTGTGCCGGTGAGCGGCATGATACGTCGATCATGTGACGTATGCTCGTCGATACTGTTCAGTATTTTACGGATATCGGGTTGGTACTTGTTGATATGTGATTCTACATCGTCGAGTGAATCAAAATCTAGTTCTTCTTTGTCGATGATATTAGCGATATATCCCATCACACCATCATTATCCATTGAGTCGATCTCGATGGACTGGAACCTACTATGTAATGGTTTGATGATAGCATTTGGGTAGTTACAGGTAGCAATAAAGCGAACCGAGTCACTATATTCTTCGATCACATGGCGCAAAATCTTCTGTCCATGATGCTTATCGATACGGTCGGCTTCGTCCAGATAGACAATTTTGAAATCACCAAAGCTTGCTTTCTTCATCCAGGGGATAAGTTCGTCTTCGATAGTGGCTGTCTTAAGGAGTGACGCATTGATTGTTTTTACATCATTTGGGTTGACACCCAACTCATGAATAATGACATTAGCCAGCGCACTCTTACCAACACCCTGTGTTCCTGAAATGAGAATATGTGGGATTTCTTTATTTGATAACCATTTTTCTACCTTGTTTCGAATCTCAGTAGAAGGAAACACATAATCTTCGATGGTAGATGGGCGGTACTTCTCGACTAATAACTTATTGATCTTGCTCATTATTTCTCCTTGATGTTAAATAAAAAACCTCGGTAATCATAAACTGCCGAGGCTATTGTTGTCAATCTATTCTACGATCTATGCGCTAGCGGTTTTGTTCTTACGCTTTCCACTGTCGGTGTCGCGAAAACGCAAATGCTCACCATCATCAATTTTCTGTGATACCCGATCACTCATCAATGCGTGATGTCCATTGATCCCAACGCTTGCGAACATTTTAGCCACATTGATGAAGCGCGGCGTCCATACACTGCTTTGTGGTGTCTTGCGATTCGGGTTGGGATTAGTAGCAATCTGTGCTAGTGCTTTCTTTGCCACTTCGTCATTGGGTAATTTACGTAGGTGCCGTTCTAGCTTACGACGCTTGTTAGTCGCCCAACGGTCTGTTGCTTTGTAGGCACCGTACTGTTCTTTATCTGAAGTTGATGCTTTAAGTTTACCCATGATTATTCTCCTTTTTCGTTATCTTTAAATTCAATAATAGGACAGATTTTCTGTTTCTTTGATTTTATGTATTCTTTGACCAACGATGGTTCATGATTATGTTTTTGTTTTCTATTGAAATATCCCACGATTGCCATAAAAACATGCACAATGAAAGCCATAATAAAAACCACAATAACACCCGATACACAAGACCACAATAGTATTCCATTAACACTTAATGCAGTCATCACATATAACCCATCCTCCCAATATCATAATCGGAAGCAAGAGGAATGTGGTGTATAAACACAATACCACTTGCCAGAAATATCCACATAACGACTCAGAAATATCCACATAACGACCGACTGTTAATTTGGTTAATTTATAATGCCATGCGCTTTTATTAATCACCATATTGTATTTTCCTTCATTTAGAGTAGATTGAACATGTCCATTTGCTCTTTGGTTACTGGACTAAGCCCCCCAGTGTCGTCATCATACGTTACGTTTTTCGACAAATCAACCCCATATTTTTCTTTCATCATGTTGCGTGTATACTCAGGAACAACAAAGAACGATGCACCATGGTTAATATCACTATCTTGTAGCTTAAGACCATTCACATTAATGACGTTGTTTTCATCATCCTTGACGAGCAATAAAAAAACGTTACGCATATCATCACTTCCTTGTACGGGGTTTAGTACACATGGGACGATATCTTTCTCAGTAACCATCTCTCTAAGTTTATCGACTGCTTCACTCATATCGTGGTCATCATTAGTCATTTCTGCGTTCTCTATGATGTTGATTGTATTAACACTGAGTCTTAGTGATTCATTCACCGAGAACAGCGAGGAGTTCTTTCTCATCCGTGATACCTACCTTAACAGGTTCTCCATCAATGTCAACCGTAAATGGATTGGTGATACGAGTCCAGGGGACAACAACCATATCACCGACGCTGACGTGCTTCACTTTATCAGAGATAGCCAGAACTTCAAACACTTTTTGTGTTTCGTCGGTTTGTGGTTCAACGTAGATTACCGATTCGGATACGCGTGGGCGAACCATTTTCAGCAGCACATCATTGTTGATCGGGCGAATATTAATAGTCATTGCTTTGTTCCTTAGTAAGTTCCGAAAAGGGTAGAGTATATTTCAGTGGGTTAACATCATGAACTCCCATGATATAGAACACAAGAGATGCACACGATGAGCCACGACCGACTCCCCACACAATACCATCAATCGTGAAACGAGACAATAGCTCGGTTACTTTCTTAAGAATATCCGGTCGTGATGACTGGGTGAAGTAGTTGGCTTCTTCGATAAGACGATCCACTACTTTATCTTCTCCTGATAAAGAAACACATGCATCGAACCTGTACTTTCTTAGTTCTGAAAGCGTATCAACATCAGAGAATAGTTGATCTCCAATCACACAGGCAATGATGTCAGTCTCACCAACATCAATCACAGGTGAGTGAGTTATTTCATATAGGTCATCATCGGTGATACCAATATCATCACTATAGACGGTTTTGTACTTATCGGTATCCTCGCACTGATTGACTTTTACTGTGTGTGGGTGGAGTCCTGATTCAAATAGAGCCTGAGCATAATGATCAGGCTCCATGATTGATACCCCGTTAGTCAGTAAGAGTCGATTTCTCTTCTTGTCCATGTACATCGGTGGTCTTCCGTTTTTTTGCGAGTAGTCGCTTGAACGTTTCTTCAATTTCTTCGTGATCTGCCAGTAGAGTTTGGAGCAATGCCGTGATGCTTTCGGCAGTACTCTGTTGTTTATGGCAGTATTCTTCGTTGTACTGGCGATCAATAACATCAGTAGATGTGATATGACATACCAATTCATTGTCTTCGTTTACTTCATCACTGATCATGATATTCATTGCTACTTTAGACATACAATTTTCCTCTTTAGACGATAAATGAATTTATAATTTCATTTTTAGTTTTATGGTGTTGGTCTTTATCCGAGATCATTATAACATGACCATCCCCATTTGACATAGGAATAATGTTCTTCGTATTCGGCCAGTAGAACTCTTTGTCTTCTACCGAATCAAATTCAAGCACACGCAGGCTCCATGCGTGTTGGTCTTCGGATAAAATGATAGTCTCTATTGGCCTGCCGATCATTTCATCGACCATGATCCAATCAAGTACACCGTAAACATCTCCAATCAAAACAAAGAATCCACTAGGAATCTGAATCTGTGCTTGGTTGTTGACGTTAAAGGTGAATACCTGACTGTATATTTTATTCCACATCAGTCGATAGTTTAAGAAATAATCACTCTTATCGGGTGAAAATTCCAATAACCAAGAATCGGTGCAATCCAAACTACACCAATCAATGGTTTTTTCGTCACTCAAATAATTCATCGCTGCTCCTGATAGGTATCAATTCCTCTTGTTCAATGAATGGGAATTCTTCTCTTTTGTAAATTTTGAGGCGTTCTTTTCTATGTCGCTTACTATACTTGGTGTTGGCCGAAATATCAACTACTTCTATCTGGTTATCCTTTCCATCTAACCGCATACCACGACCGATGCCTTGTAGAACCGCAATCTCGTTCTTACCGACATCCACCAGTACGGTTCTTTGGATATTGTTGATTGAAACACCTGTGCCTGTGGTTTGAAATGAACACGGAAGGTAGTATTCGTCGGATTCATCAAATCCTGCTAGGTACTTATTTCGTGTCTCGTTGGGGGTTTCATCCCGAATCATCTTCCCACCAAAGAAATCAGCCAAGAAAGTACCCGCCTGTGCATGACATAGAATCATCGTATTCTTTAACGGGAGTGACTGAATATACTCTGCAATAGCGGTCAGTCGTGCTTGGTTGTTGAGTATATAATTTTCTTCATTCATCCACTCCCATTCCTTTTCGTTTGATAGTTGCTCCACTTCATGATGTTCAGTCTTCACTACCTTGATATTAGTGGATGATGCATACCCACGATCAATCAACTCTTTAGGACGTACACGAAGCAATCTATCACCATTAAGATGACACTTAATCGTCGCGGCTTTCAGTTTATCGGATGGTATGGTGCCTGTCAGTCCAATCCGTATAGGACAGTTCCTTAGTTCTGTTCGGAATACAGACGCGGTTTGAGGGCCGAACGTGTGGCAGTTACCCGAAATAGAAATCACATCACTGCAATCTCTCTTTGTTACCAGATTACCACTAGGAACAGAAACACAGTACACCTTTCCATCATATTCTACGTGTGATGGTCTAGTGTCTGTCATTTTACTTGCCTTGTCGTCATACGAGACTGGAATCTCCATTCCTTCTCTAAAGTCTTTCATTTTTATACGAGAATACTCATTTGAGTTTTCATCCCATACTGGTTGTTCGTGATTTGGAGTTACTAACAAATCGACGCGGTTGCGAGCGTATAAATGACATAGATCACCACTGAAATCTTTCTCAATCGTGTTCAATACAGGTTCAAATCTTGAAGTCATGGTGACTGCATCATATGCCAGTACCTCTTCACCTATGTTGACATCTTTGATGTACTTCCATCCGGTATACCGCGACAGTATCATATGACTTGGGTGGTAACACTCATCCGGTACTAATGCCATCACATGCCCATCAAATAGCTCACATGAGGTCAACAGAAGTTTATAGGTACATACGATGTGGTTATGGTCTTCGATCGCCTTGGCTCGCTTGTTGGGCTTGTAATCACCTAACCGACAATAGTTCAATCCCGCCTGTTCAAAATCCTTGCTGATCTGGTCAACTAGATACTTAGAAGGCACCAATATTAGACTCTTCATATAAGAGTCTACGATCTTTGCTACGCCAACCGCGATTGATGCTTTACCTGCATTCGTGGCTGCATTGATGATCCCTTTGTTTTCAGTAACAACCATTTTGAGAGCATCAACCTGATAATCCCTGAGAGGATAACCCATTTCTTCGATTAAGAAGTTTTCATCAATCATCATATCAGGCGACGGAAGATTGCATTCTTCTCGCTGATCTTCGATTGCTATACGATCAACATCAACACCGATTTCTTCCAGTGCTTCAAAGATATCGGGTAGCATAAACTGAAAACCAATACCGTCTTCACGGAAAAGGCTTTCTTTGCCATCGTCTAATCCCAGCCGCACTCCCGCAGTCATGAAGGCTCCTTTGACTGGGAGTTTTGTTTTTTCGATGATGTACTCGGTCTGTAACTCCGATAGTCCTTCGATATAACAGTTGACTTCATCGATGAATTTAACAGTAATAGTCATGAAATCGAATATCCTCGTGTGTCCTGGTTTTCTCGCTGACTCTTAAGCTGATACATCATGTACACAATCGATATAGTTTCTCGCTGGCGTCTGGCCCATTCATGGTTGTTGGACTTATCAATGACCACGAGTTCCTTGGTCATTCTTTCGATTTGTTCCAGTAGTTCGTTGGTGGTCTTGTCATTCAATGCTTCGATCAGAAACGGATCAGCACCATCCAGTGTCTCGATGATATGATTTTCTTCTTCGATAGTTAACATCGCGTGGTGTCCTTTTATAGAATCGTGTTATGTACACCAGCAACTAGTGCATTGGTCATGTTATTGAGGGTGTACTTGCGTGAATTGACGACTTCAAGAAGCCCACGGCACTCGTCTCTGTGGCTCCTGATCTTGTTCTGTAGTCGTTTGGCTGTTTTGTACGATGTTCCTGTCTTGGCCTTCTCTCTTGCCTCGGTAGTGGATATCTCTCGATACTTATCCTTGAATGCATCAGAAAAAGCCAGCGCATACTCTTCATCGACGATGACTTCTACTTCGTTAAAAAGATAATCAAATTTTTTAGTCATCACTTCCCATCGGATCATGAGAGTCATTTGGTTCTTCAATGCGTTCTTAAGCAAATCCCCATCAAGCTCGATGATAGGGAGTGATTCTTCAAATAATGAATCGTATAGCACCGATGCTTTGTCGTACTGATCACTGATCTCAATAATATCCATTCTAAGAGCCTATTCCTATTAGTAGAGTGTTGTGTGAGTCTATACCGTATTCTACAAAAAGGAAAGCCATGAATGATTATATTCATGGCTTTGTAATGATGGTGGGAACCCAGGGAATCGAACCCATCGTCTGCCACCTCTCTTTTAACGACATCGGATTTACAGTCCAATGAGAGGGAAGGCTCCCGTTTTTTATGCAGCAGCTAAGTCTTTTCGCGTCTTTTCGAATATACTATCGAAGGCTTCGGTGGTTTCTTTGATTATAAACCGCAACGAGGTTTTGATTTCCATCTTTGTCTTTTTCTTCGTTGATGTGTGTTTTATTCATACGATCATCAACTGCTCGCTGGACTGCTAAATTGACAGATTCTCGTAACTGTTCTGGGTTGTGGTTGTGCATGTTTTTTCTCTGATGAAAAGTTTTGTGTCTCTTATTTATTCAACTTTTCTTTCACCATCAGTGATGCTTCTTTTGCATCGTAAAACCCAGCAAAGTTTTCTTTCAATGATTTCATCATCTCGCCAAAATTCATATCATTACGAATCATACTATCAATATGTGTTTCTAGGTCTTCGTGTGTCATCTGTTGCGGGACGTAGCGGTTCAAAACTTCCACTGTTGCTTCATCTGACTCAGAATACCGAATCTTTAGATTCTCATCGGAAGCTTGTGTTGCTTTTTTGAGTTGTGCTATCACATACCCGTCAGTGATGGCCTCCCCTCGTTTCTCTTGGTTCTGTAGATCACCAACGAAAACAGTCAGTACACTTTTGGTTTGTTGGTCGCCTGTTTTCATGGCAGCCATGCGATCTTTCTTGATTTGTTCATAGATGTAGATGGTGCTCATTTTTAATACTCCATATTTATGAGTTTATGATGTGAGAAATACCCCAATGTTCGATAAGACCATTACACCAAAACCAATCATTGCCCAAACAAGAGGATGACTGGTGTCCAATTTTCCTCTACCGAGACTGTTGCTAGTTATGGTGATTACCATTGAAGTCACCGTAACAGCCATTGCAAATATCCATATTGCCAATATTAATGAGTTCATTGCACGCTCGTCCATCCTTTTGAAACTGCCCATACTTCAAAATCTCGTCCATCTATGTGTACGAGAATATCTTTGTTATCAGAAACGAGAATCACCACTAATCGTAAGTTTTTGTCTTACCTTTCAATTAGTAAAACATAGTATTTTCTTTTTCTTTTAAAAGTTTATAGGGGGACTGGCTGGATTTGAACCATCAACCGTCGATTTATCAGTTCGCTGCTCTTCCACTTTCAATATTGAGCTACAATCCCAGTATAAACTCTTGTTCGGTTTTACTTGTACTTGTGGTTGGCCCCAACGGATTCGAACCGATATCTTTCCAATTATGAGTTGGGAGACTTAACCAATTAGTCGAAAGGCCAATGAACTGTTAGTAAAACTTATATAACGATGGTGTATTTATCACCATCGGAAGGCGACACTGTTATCACAGATATAGGCTCAGTAGTTAGAAACTTACTCTGTGTAGTGTGTCCTCCGATGCCCACTCCTTTGTGTTACGGCGAGTGGGCTTTCCGCTAACTTCCTATCGGCTGCCTCTCATGAGAGGTAAAGATAGGAAGTTGTGTTGCCATGGTTCGGCGTGAGTTCGGCGTAGTTGGTTTATCATCAGATACCAGTATAGTATCCAATGAGTGGTCATGAGAACGGGGTGAATCTTCCTTGATAACAACAACAATAAAAAACCCGCTCTCATGCCCCCCATACTAAACCACATACAAACAGAGGTCAACCACTGATTTTCGTTTTCTTATTGGTTTTTTAAAACTTCTTCGTGCGACTCATCTTCTTCCTGCTCTGTGGTATCGCTTGGGTACAACGACATTATCTTATCGATGTAATCATGCATGTTGCTTTTCTGGAACTTGATTACTTCACCCGTATCAGGATCGGGGAAACTATACCACCCACCATTCTTCTCGATGATACCATCAGCTTCGATAAAAGGAAGCAAGCCATCATACGCGTTCATGCCAGTATCCCAAGGCAAATCAAACTCACACTTCTTACCTAGACTTGTATATCGGGTTTTGTACGTCTTGGCTGAAATAGAGATACCGATCTGTTCTTTCTTCTCTTTCAAATCCGCCTTTTTCAATTCTACTCCCACGGATGGGATGAATAGCGTGGCCTTTCCACATGCAGGAACTAGAATAGGATTTCCATAAGAATCACTCCCATTAACGTACATATGTGTATTCATGATACACATCATGTCGCGTTGCCCGATCTTTGAATTGATATTACGACATAATGCTTTGTATAGCTTCTCCTTGAGACCCTGTCCATACGCAACATCACCTTCTTCGAATTTCTTCATATCACGTTCGGTTTCTAAATTAGAAAGAGAATCGATGAATAGTGCAATCTTCTCGTCTTTTTCAAAATTCTTGAAGATTTCAGAAACAAAGTCAGTCACTTCTTCGATGGAGTAGACAGAGACGGGCATAAATTTTTCAGGAGATAGATCAACACCGATCTTTGACATGAACTCATCACCCAATGAATTCTCGGTATCGAGTACAATACAGTAATAGTCTTTAGCCTGTGCCTGTGCAATCGCATTAGCGAGGAGAAATGACTTACCCGTACCTTGTAGCCCTGACATGAAACTCAATCGACTTACAGGCCAGCCACGACCAGGGGAACCACTAATGATGGCATTCAATGCAAGATTTCCGGTGCTAATCCAATCACGGATTGGGGAAAACCCAATATTGAATGGTGTGCTCTTCTTCTCTAATGCTTTGTGAAACTTCTTTAGCTTATCGCTCATCTATATTCCTCTCATCAAAAGTCAATACATCGTTTTCTTCGTTAATATTTGTTTGTTGTTCTACGACTATACCATTTTCAACCAAAGACTGCACGTACTTATATGGGTTCTCTTTGCCGTACAGAAGTGCTTCATTTAGATGACAACCAAGACCTTCGTTGAATTCTACGGTACTAAAATCATGATCAGGGTATGTACGCTCAGAATAACGACGAATATCCATGCCATTGACTTTACCTATATACAATGAATGGTCAACACGACCTTTGCGGTATATTGCTGGGTCGATCTGTTCTTTGTGGTTGGTGGTAAGGAATACAAGACAGTTGTCTAGTGGGTTTACCCCATCGAGTGCATTAAGTAACCCAGTAAGACTTAGCCCTGTCGGCATAGATTCTTCACTAGTGCTGTCTTTTTCTTTGGTTATTTGAGTCACTTCGCGTGATTTTGTGATTTTGCTGCTATCAAAGTCCTCAATAACAACGATTGAGTTATCCGGTACACTTGCAAATCCTGCTTCGATTGATGTATCGGATACATGGGTGATATTAATCACACAAAGATTCATCCCAAACTCAGACGCGATAGCTTTGATCATACTGGTTTTGCCTGTGCCTGGGATGCCTTCTAACATGAATGTTAATTTGTGTGGTAATCCTTTGTCCAGATACCAATCACGATTGTCTTTGAAGTGTGTAATTTCTTTACGTAGAAACTGTTTCATTTCGTCACTCATCGCCACACTATCAAACGGACGTTTGGTGATTTTTGCTATAGCGCATCCAATCACCGTCATAGTCCAGATGATATATACTGATTCTATTTCCATCTTTCATTGGGGTGAATTCCCCTTTCATCTTATAAAACGGTGCATGTGACCGCCCAACGGTGCCAATGGTGATCTCTTCTTTCTGTCGTTCGGAACCTGAACTGTCAAGTTTATTCTTATACAGCCAAAATAATCGCATATCCCAGAAGAAAAAGTGTATACCATACCCAAGACCAATACTGGTTTCATTGTCCGAATCAACACTAAGGGTACGCGACCACGATTCATTCATCTTAGGCAGAACCCATGACATAAAATGTATCATGGTTGCTTTTTCGTCATACCCACCGTTATTCATGGTGATTGTCGTGGTTAGCTGTCGCTTGAGCAAATGGTATATTGCTTGAGGGACGCTACGTAGTATATAAGTCGCTAGTGTCAACACCCATACGCTCAACGCCGCAGCAGCAAACTCATTTCCACCAGAGAAAAGGGCAATGTAATGGTTCCACGTTGATATCACTGTATCAATCATAAAAATCCCTGCTATTATTAAGAAAGGGGATGATCTCTCATCCCCTGTGTGTTGTTGTGGTTACTCGCCTAAAGTAAAACGTAATATCGTCCGGTCAGAGGGGAAATCCCGTTCGTCTTCCTCTTCCTCATCTTCGTGTGTTTCGTCTGCATCGAATAGCATATTGATTAAATCTACCATAGCATCCATCGAGTCATCACTTTCCTCGTCATGTGCGCAATCACACACACCATCACCCACTCCATCAAAAGCACCATCAACCGCACGGATAGCAATTTTCATTGCGCTACGTGGTTCGATGTAATCATCACCATTGAGCAATGCAATACGCACATTTTCGACTCGCTCATCAACAATAGGCCAGAACTGTAGTGAGTTGAAAGTGTCAAGCCACATACTCGATGTTGTGTCCACTGTTGGGAGACAAACCAACGCACAACCAATTTCTGATTCGTCACTTCGCAGAACTTCTACTGGTTTACCGTCATGTCGCAAGGACTCACGGGAAACCGCGTCGGATGTAAGTACCAGTCGTACAATTTCACCCGCTGGTGGAAGTTGATCATCTAGGAACCATTGGTAATTCATGTGTAACTCTCCGTTTTTGATTGGTATCGTATTCTACAATAAGAAAGAAGCAACGTCAACTACTTCTTCGTTTGTACAATCACCCAAGTCATTTTTATCGTTGGGCAAATTCAGTTTGGTGTATGGCCCCAGTTTCGAGCCATGGTCGTCCTCTACTTTATAAATCTTACGTCCCGTTGAGGTCAACCAATTTTTGCTATGTTTGTACGAACTGGTTAGTAGTGCGACCGAGGGGATACCGATGTTATGCAATCGACACGCATCGAATATCCCTTCTGTGATTACCAGTACATCATCACGGAGATGATAACTTTCCAACCCCCACACAGATAAGGGTCGTTGACTCTTATCGCCATGAACAGACGTATAGTATCTACCTTTACGTGGGTCATTTTTCGCTTTCTTGTCAGCATATGGTCGATACTGTTGATAACCACACCACATACCACTCAGGTTCCATAATGGAAATATCACCACATCATTGAAAACTTGTATTCCATTATACAATGAAATATCAAGATGTCTTTCTTGTAGATGCCTACGCATATTCTCCACAATCACGCCTCATATCCAAATCAACCAGATCATCAAGAGATACCACAGTCTCGTTCGTTGTTTTCTCTCCGGTAATATACATAACACCATCAGGTGTAAACGATAGTGTTTTGATATTCACCACATTGAAAATGCTATAGTTCATAGTAAGCGACATATACATCACTCTCCTGCTCCCGACCCAAGATCAACGCGGATACTGGATACTGACCGATTTTTCAATGACTCGGCCTTCGCAAAGGTTTCGTTGGTTTTATTAACCAAGACTCCATTAGTGGCAAAATAATGTGGCATATTTTAATCTCCCAAAATCATAGTAGTCACTTCGGTGATCTTATTTGTGAATGAAGTCTCATCGGTGTCGTTTTCTACAATGAAAAAATTATCAATTGGGTCGATACCAATTTCTTCTGGTAGAATGTAACTACGAGAGTCACCAACAAAGCTATGGCCTGTGCGTTCTAGTCGAACGAGGTATACATTATCTGAACCAAATTCATCAACGATAACTTTTGCTTCTTCTACAAAGCCACTGTCACTAAAAACTACTAGATCATGTGTTGTGCTATCATTGATACGATTCTTCGCTAGATCACCGTAAAATGCTTTACCGAACTTCGGTTTGATGACTTCTTCCGATAACCAGATCATCGCCTGTCGCGGGGACATTCCCATCAATCGATGCGATGGTGTTTCCTTTTCGTCCGCATACATAACCATCCATTCACCTAACGGGATACTGAACATCACTGGGATGGAGCTAAACATTGGTGCTGCGAATTTACACTGCAAAACATCAAACGAGATGTTGCTAAACTCATAATCAATATGATTACTGGCTGTGTCCTTGCCTGACTGTTTAGTGCCATTAATAAGAATAATTTTCATTTCAATTCCTCGTACGATTGGTATTTTTACTCTACACACAATACACACATTCTATGGTTGTTTCAACACAAGAACGAAGAATCCAACAAATTGTGTTGGATTCTTCGTTCTTGCTTCTTCTTTTTATAACATACAATCAGATGTCGGTGATTTCCTCTGCTAACAAGTAAGCACGCGCCAGCCCAGAGCGCAGAACATGACGAGGTAGGTAGTTGATTACCACAGGTTCGAATATACGCATGTCTTGTTCTTGTTCTGGGAGTCCTTCTATATGCCCGATGTTCTTCACGTTCGCTAACACCCGAAGTAAATCACCGAGACCAGACACATCATTTTTCTTACGATCCAAATCATTTTGCTTGAAATCACCACACAAAACGATTCGCGAATTATGTCCACACCGTGTAATGATGGTTTTGAGTTCCTTGTAATTCATGTTCTGTGCTTCATCTACCACCAATATCGCATTATCTACCGTGGTTCCACGGTTAAAGGACGTACACTCAAACGAAACGAGATTCTTCGCCTTGAGGTTATTATAGTTGTTGGCCTTGTGAACCATCAACTGATCACATAGTTCGATGTATGGACGCTCGTATGGTGCTAATTTAGAATCTTCTGCTTTTGCATCACCCGCACCAGGGAGAAAACCAATGTCCCGTTCTTGTACCGCACTTCGATAGATCACGACGTGTTCGTATACGGTTCCTTTGTCGAGTACATCATGTAGAGCACAATAGAGCGCACACATGGTCTTTCCGGTTCCAGCGCTACCAATCTGTAGAATCAATGGGGAATCGTTGTAGTAAGCCACGAAGAAGTCTTCCTGGGGATGTGTGAGCGGCTTGAAGCTGTTGAGGCTATGAGTTGAGAATACTATCTTGTCGGCGGGTGACTTCTTGGAATGTGATGCTCGTTGAATTTCTTCGTCCGGTACAACAAATTTCAATTTTGGTTTGCCCATTACGGGACTCCTTCTTCTCGGTGTTATGTGGTGCGTACACCATTCACATCGGATGTGTCGTCGTGTCTAGCTTAATCTTCTCCACCAAGCTGACCCTATTTACTCTACGACTTGGTGTATGAGCAGTCAAGTATCCGATGTTGGGTAGGCTGTATGTTGGTGTACAGATATAACTATCACCACTTCATTGTGCGGGGTTAGCATCCTCTATAACCACCTGCTGTAACGTGTTGTTTTTATTGGATTTAATGGAGATCAAATTTAGATAGGAATTATTATCATTAAGTGATGAATATTGGCTAATATTGGTTCGGTAAATAACATAAATACCGCTTATAATATAAGGAGAATTTTATGGATTGTTATTTCATGCGTAACGTCATCACTGACGTATTATCTAAATTGACTTTACCTTTTACCCCTAACCACAATGACATTGATCTGGTGGCTTCTACGTTGATGAATGAAACACGAATGGGGCGCTATATGACAGAGAACAGCGCGTATGCTGGTATGGCTTCCATGGACAAAGAAACATTGAAATGGTTCGGTCGGGATACATTGAAAGCTAACAAACGAATCAACCAGGATATCTACAATGTTTCTAGTGTTGATATGGATGTGATGGGAGTTGAGAAAGTCGAATCCGCCGTAGAGACCAACATCGCGTTCATGATTGCTGTTGTGTATTTTTGGTATATTGAGAAGCATTATCGTCCTACCAATATGGAGGATATCGAGATTCTGTATGAAAAATGGCCTGGGCTTGGTTCAAAATCCACAATCATACCAAGTCTTGCTGATTTTAAAAAACAATCAAGAACTAGAGGTTAATAGACTATGACTAAGAGCAAGCACCCACTTGATGACGAATTTAAGATTGATGGGTCTCCGTATGACGATGAATATGATGACGAGGTAGTCATCCCTGATTCAAGGGAAGAACAAGACCTTTCCTTGGTGATTGAGTTGGCCTTGCGACAGTACAAAATGAATGCCGATGATATGTCACTGGAAGAGCCAAAGAATCGAATCAAGATAATGGAAATCAACTATGCGCTACTCAACACGGCCAAAGATGCTCGATATAAACTAGAGAGGCTGCGTATGGAACGCGAGAAGATGGTCAAGGCAAAGGGGACGGGTACTTCCTCGGTAGGTTCAGAAGCATCAGACGAACCACCAGCAACGATATCCAGATCAGAGCTAGCCGAACGTAGACGGGAAAGACAACTTAAGGCCGTTAAATGAAATACACGAAGCGATCATTATTGAAGAAGGGTTATCCCCTATCATATTTCATGCCATGGATATACGTGAAGGAATGCGTGTTATTTTGAAAGATAAAGTGGAACTTGAAAGTGCATACGACGAACAGGGGGATTATTTTTACTTGCCTGTTGCTCGATTGCGATCAAGTAGCATCATTGATCATATACAAGATCAAATGCAAGAAAATCCTTCAATGAGAAATACAATGCTCATCATCGAATTGGAGGGCTAAGTTGTCACATATATTACGCGGTCGGATTAGTCCTAATTATGATGAGATCATTTCAGAAAAACCGTATATACAAGGAATTCGTAAGTTTATTCGTAAATTGCATCTGGTGACGCCAGACCCATCCGAAATCAATCAATATGTGTTTGACTCATTATCACAATCGTTTGATTTGGTGACTTATAAAACACTACGGGATTTTGTTCAACGGAAGGAAATGTAAAAATCCTCAGTGTGAGCCAGGAAATGGACACTCACACTGAGGATGAAAGAAGCAAAGAGGAAAAGGAGGAAACCTAATTGCTGTACTTATTTAGAAAAATCCGCTTATATCCCACGCATTCGGTATTGTCGTTGAAGTGGGGGCTGAATAGTCACATATTCACCATTTGATCAAGGTGATGGGATATAATTCAAGTGTAACCTCTGTGATATCATGAATGTGCCAGGATATACAGCAACAGCGTATACAGCAATCGTATGTCCAGCAAATGACCATACCTGATTTCCATCGGGATCAATCTTTCTTACCGTGCTATCAGATGAACCACTATAAACAAAACCATCAGCATCCAC